GGAACGTCATTAGTAGCAGACGACGGTGACGATAAATTTTTAAGAAGAACAGAAGCAAAAGATGGTCCACCAGATTATGCAGACGTAATGCAACACGAGTTAGATGGCAAACCAACAATTCCACATAACGAATTATTTCGTGTGCGTACAAGAACAGGACATCAAATACTTTTACATAATTCAGAAGATTTAATTTACATAGCTAATTCTAGAGGAACTGCTTGGGTAGAATTAACTAGTGATGGCAAAATTGACATTTATGCTGAAGATAGTATTAGTATGCATAGTAAAAATGATTTCAACTTTACAGCAAATCGTAACATTACTATTGAAGCAGGTGCAAATCTATACTTAAAAGCAAGTGGCGATCATGATCAAACTTCTAAATCAGCAGTTGGCAAAATACAAATAGAATCTTCTGCAGATACTAATATTTTAATCGGAGCCAATGGTAAAATTACAACATCAACTAACTTTGATCTAAACACAGGTAGTGCAAACAAATTTACAGCAGGTACAACTACTGATATACTCAGTGGAGGAAATCATACAGAAACAGCGGCAACGATCCATATGAATGGTCCAGCCGCTGGAGAAGCCGCTAAAGTTAGTGCGTTGAATACCCATATAGTTCCGGGCGAAACGTTTGGAGTATTAACTCAAAGAGTTCCACAACACGAACCATGGCCGTGGCACGAAAACTTAAATCCGGTAGCACACCGACCGTTTGCTACAGATAGAGACAATAATTTTACAACTAAAAATGATGAACCAACCCCAAGATTACCAGATGCCTTTACAAAAGCAAGTAAAGCTGGCGATTAAAACTTAAGGTAAATAGTGTTATGGCAAGTGAATTATATAAAAATGTAACAGTTAATACAGTAAAAAGTCCTGCAAATCCTACAACCACTAATCGTGCTTATAGAGGCCTTAGTACTGTTAATCCAGAGAACAACAGTAAAACGTTGTATGACATTGGACTGATTAAACAAGATTTACTTAATCACTTCCATATACGCCAAGGCGAAAAATTAGAAAATCCCGAGTTTGGAACAATCATTTGGGACGCATTGTTTGAACCGCTAACACCATCAATGGAAGAAGCAATAGCTGAAAACGTTAAAAGGATAGTAAATTCGGACCCAAGAGTCATTGTAAATCAAATTGTCATTGACACATACGAAAGTGGTATTATTATAGACTGCGAATTGACATATTTGCCTTATAATATCAGTGAAAAAATGCGTTTGACATTTGACGAAAACGCGGGAGTGAATTAAGTACATACTTAACACAATACAATAAATACTACTATACTAAGGAAAGCAAATAAATGGCGGCAACAGATAGACAAAATAGGTTATTAATAGCAGAAGATTGGGCCAAGGTGTATCAGTCTTTCCGTAATGCTGAGTTCAAATCATATGATTTTGACAACTTACGCAGAACAATGATTAACTACCTTAGAGAAAATTATCCTGAGGACTTTAATGATTACATTGAATCAAGCGAATACCTAGCACTAATTGACCTAATTGCTTTCTTAGGACAAAACCTTGCTTTTAGAGTAGACTTAAATTCAAGAGAAAACTTTTTAGAACTTGCATCACGTAGAGAAAGTATTCTACGTTTAGCACGTTTACTTTCTTACAATCCTAAACGTAACAAAGCGGCCAACGGATTGCTTAAATTAGAAACTGTATCAACATCAGAAGACATTGTTGATAGTAACGGATCAAATTTAGCTAACCAATCAATTATTTGGAACGACCCTAGTAACTCTAATTGGAGAGAACAGTTTGAAAGAGTGTTAAACGCCGCTCTACCAATAAATTCGCAGATTGGCAAACCAATTAAAAAAGATAGTGTTGAAGGCGTTCCAACAGATCAATACAGATTTAATGCATCAAACACTGATGTACCGGTTTATACTTTTAGTAAAAATGTTGATGGAAGAAGTCTACAGTTTCAACTTGTTAGTACAGATGTTAATAACGGAGTTATTTCTGAAGAAGCACCTTTTCCAGGAAACAGTTTAGGATTTCTTTATAGAGATGACGGCAGAGGTCCAGGATCAACTAACTCAGGATTTTTTGCACACTTCCGTCAAGGTACACTTGATAGCGGAACGTTTAATATTGATACTCCAAGTACTAACCAAACAGTAAGTATTGAAGCAACAAATGTTAACAATGACGATGTTTGGTTGTACAAGTTAAACTCAATTGGAGCAGAGGACGTATTGTGGACAAAAGTTGATGCTGTTGAAGGTAACAATATTGTTTATAATAGTACAAGAAAAGATCAAAGAAACATTTATGCTGTGTTAACAAAAACACAAGACTCAATTGACATGATCTTTAGTGACGGAACATTTGGTAACCTTCCTAAAGGCTCGTTTAAAGCCTTTTACAGAACTAGTGCAAATGACAGTTTTAATATTGTTCCAAAAGACTTAACAAATATTTCTGTAACAGTTCCTTATATTGCAAAATCAGGAAATGATGCAACATTGAATTTAGTATTTTCTTTAAAATACACAGTTGACAACTCAAGCATAAGTGAGTCAAATGCAAGTATTAGAGCAAATGCTCCTTCTACATATTATACACAGAATCGTATGGTAACAGGAGAAGACTATCAAGTAGCACCATTAGGAATTAGCCAAGAAATTATTAAAGTGAAAACTGTTAATAGATCTGCAAGTGGTATTAGTAGATATTACGATCTTTTAGATTCTACAGGAAAATATTCAAATACTAGTTTGTTTGGAACAGATGGATTATTATATAAAGAATTAATTAACAGTAAAGAAGTGTTTACGTTTAGTACTAGAACTGACGTTGAAGGAACTATTGAAAATGTAGTTACTCCAATACTATCAAAAAATTCAGTTATTAATTATTATCTAGATAATTTTCCAAAGGTTTTAGTTGCTGATTTACAAGCAAGTTGGTCGCAAGTTTCAAATGCAACAAATTACAGTACAGGCCAGTTTTTAGATTCAGTTGGCTCTACATATCAAGTTGGATCATTTACAGGTAGTGGATTACGTTTTATTGAATCAGGAAGTTTAGTTAAATTTGTTGCACCAACAGGACAGTATTTTGCTAAAGATGGAACATTAGGAACCGGCAATGTTTTACCGGCAGGGACAAAGCGTTACATATGGACTAAGGTAGTGAGTGTGTTTGGTGATGGAAGATCTAATCAAACTGACGGTAGCGGCCCTATTGTGTTTAATGATGTTATTCCAACAGGAGCAATACTTAACGAAATTAGACCAAAGTTTAGTAAAGCACTTGTTGCTGATGTAAAAACTCAATTAATTGACCAAGTATTTGCATACAAAACATTTGGTTTAAGATACGATACTAATCTAAGACAATGGCGTTTAATTACAGAAAATAACTTAGACATTACAAGTAACTTTAGTACAGGTAAAACTGGTGATATTACTAACCAACAGTTAGATGCAAGTTGGTTACTATTATTTGAAACAGACGGATCGCAGTATACTATTAGTTATAGAGGGCTAAGATATATTTTTGAAAGCAACGAAGAAATTAAATTCTTCTATGACAGCGAACAAAAAATTTACGATAACAAGACAGGACAAATTGTTAAAGATAAAATTTCAGTGTTATCAATTAATACCACACCAGATGGCGTAACACCATTTACTATTGATTATCCTTGGCAAATTACAAAAGAATACAGAGACCCTGAAGGATATATTGACAGTAAAAAAGTTGAAGTAGGATTTTACGACACAGATGATGATTCAGTAGTTGATGATCCTGATACATTTAATGAATTAATTGCACCAACTGTTAATGTTAATTCAAAGTTTGTTTTCTTAAAGAAATACGTTACATCAGACAACATTGAAGATTTTAAATATGTTGACAATGACATTGAAAATATTAGCGTAGTAACTAATGATAGTTTTATTCAAACTTCAGGAATGCCAAACGGTAAAGTATTTTATGTTGCAAACACAGACGTATTTAAAGTGTACAACAATGTTACAGGACTATTAACACAAACTACTGATTATAAAGCATTTACAGGTCGTGATAAATTAAAATTCCATTACGTTCATACAGCAGATGATGACGCTCGTATTGATCCAAGTAGTACTAATATCAACGATTGCTATTTGTTAACAAAAACATATGACACAGCATTTAGGCAGTATTTAAATGGCGTAACAGCAACTTTACCACTGCCTCCAAGTAGTGATAACTTGTTTAACAGCTATGGTGGAGAAATTAATAAAATCAAGTCAATTAGTGACGAAGTGATTTATCATCCGGTTAAGTACAAAGTACTGTTTGGAACAAAAGCAGAATCAAATATGCAGGCTACATTTAAGATTGTAAAAAACCCAGAACAAGTTGTTAATGACAACGATATTAAATCAAAAGTTATTACTGCAATCAATCAATTTTTTGCATTAGAAAATTGGGACTTTGGTGATACATTTTACTTTACAGAATTAAGCACATACGTGATGAATCAAGTGTCTCCAGACTTAGTAAGTTTAATTATTGTTCCTAAACAATCGTCACAGACATTTGGTAGTTTGTTTGAAATACGCGGTGAAGCAAATGAAATTTTTATTAGTGGAGCAACAGTTGACGATGTACAAGTTATTGACGCAATCACTGCCAGTAGAATACAAGCGACAGGAAATGTTGTAACAGCAACAAATTCTAACACTACTAACGGAATTACAAGTGGCACTACGTATAGTAGTACATCTTATTAAGGGGATAAGCTAAATGGCTTTTAACGACAATCAATCTGATAATGCTCTTCCAGTAGGAGCCAATCAGAATAAGAGAGCTAGTGTTGACCACTTACCTAAGTATTTTAGAACCGAATCAAATAAAAAGTTTCTTAGTGCTACACTTGATCAACTTTTAAATCCAGGAGTTGCTGAAAAGATTTCAGCATACTATGGAAGACGTATTGCAAAAGCTAGAATTGCTTCTGATAATTATGTATCAGATACATCAACTGATAGAGAAAATTATCAATTTGAACCTGCAACACTTATTCAAGACGAATTAGGTAATGTTAATTTTTACAAAGATTATAACGATTTTAAAAATCAAATTAAAGCATTTAACGGCACAGTTGATAATGATAGTGTTTTAAATAAACAAGAATATTATGCTTGGAACCCACACATTAATTGGGACAAGTTTACTAACTACAGAGAATACTATTGGTTACCAAACGGACCAATCGGCATTGGCATCGTTGGCCAAGTTAAAGATATTACTAGTACGTTTACTGTTACTAGCCAAGATAATATTGATAACACAGCATATGTATTTTCGCCAGACGGTAAGACACAAAATCCTTCATTAAAATTATATAGAGGACAAACTTACACGTTCGAAATTAATACTCCTGGAATGCCTTTAACATTTAGAACTGCAAGAAGTTTAGATGCTGAAGTATTGTATACTACAGGTATTGATGATAGTACACAAACAACTGACGTTGGTACTGTTACTTTTGAAGTAGACATAAATGCTCCAGACACGCTGTATTATATTAATGGTAACGATATTAATACTAGTGGATTAATTAAGATTTATGATATTGAAGATAACAGTTCAATAGACGTTGAATCCGAAATACTTGGTAAAAAAGAATATGTAATGTCCAATGGGTATTCGTTATCTAATGGAATGAAAGTATACTTCCAAGGCGAAGTAACACCTGCAAAATATGCACAAGGCGAGTGGTATGTTGAAGGTGTTGGAGACAAAATTAAATTAGTTTCAGAAGCGAATGTACAAATTCCTGGAACATATGCTACAGATAAACCAGTACCATTTGATTCAGAAAATTTTGATAGAGTTCCTTTTAGTAATGCAAACAGTTATGCAGGAACAAAAGATTACGTTTGTATGAATAGATCAAGTCGTGATTTAAATCCGTGGGCAAGATACAATAGATGGACACATAAAACTGTAATAGAAACTACAGCAACTATCAATGGCATTGTTCCAGAAATTGATCAAACAAATAGAGCCAAACGTCCTATTATTGAATTTAATGAAAATATTAAATTACATGAATTTGGTACAGAAGCAAAAGAAAATGTAGATTTAATTGATACATTTACAACTGACGTCTTTAGTACTATTGAAGGTTCGTTAGGTTATAACATTGACGGTGTTGAAATTGCAGACGGAATGCGTTTGCTATTTACAGCTGATACAGATTCGTTTGTTAAAAATAAAATTTTTAAAGTAAAATTTATTACTCATAATAATGTTAGACAAATTAGTTTAATTAGAGTAGATGATACTGACCCATTACTAAACGAAGTAGTGTTAGTTGAAGCTGGTAATGTTAACAAAGGTAAAATGTGGTACTACAACGGAACTAAATGGTGTATTGGCCAAGAAAAAACAGCCACTAACCAAACTCCAATGTTTGATTTGTATGATAGTGTTGGATATAGTTTTTCTGATACTTTGTATTATCCAAGTTCAACGTTTGTAGGTAATAAACTTTTTAGCTATAAACAAGGTACAGGTACAAATGATGTTGAATTAGGATTTCCGTTAAGCTATAGAGCTTTAGAAAATACTGGCGACATTGAATTTAATTTTAACTTATTAAATACTTTTCATACATACCAAAAAAATAATGCAGTAGTAAATGTAAAATCAGACAGCGGCACATTGCGTCAATATACTGATAGAGAAACATTTACATATGTAAGTGGCTGGACCAAAGGCAATGCAGAAAGTAAACAGTTAGTTAATAGACAATATATTGTAAGTACTCAACTTAATGATTTTGCTATTGATGTTTATGATCGTAGTGGAGACTTAAACGATCTTTGGACTAGAGTTTATGTTAATGATAAGCGTAAAACAGAAAATACAGATTATACTATTAATAGAATTAACGGTGTAGCATATGTTACATTTGTTAACGACCTTGTTGAAGATGATACACTATTAATTAAAACTGATAGTGCTACAAATAAAAATGCTAATGGTAGTTACGAATTTCCAATTAACTCTGAACATAATCCTAAAAATGAACATATTGATTCGTTTACATTAGGTGA